GTATTTCAGGTAAAGCCCGGTGTAGGTGCCGTGCAGGGGGTGATCTTTGTCGTCACGTCCATCCCAGAAGTAGAGCTTATCCATGAGGTCAGCGCGGTTTTGATCCACGATGACCTCACCCCAGCACTGCCGTGCCCAGTCAGCGATCTGCTGGCTCATTCCTTTTCTCCACAAGTTTGAGACGCCTACGGGCCGTTTCGCGCGGCCCATTTTTGGCACGAGCCAGCTTAGGTTTTTTCGCCGCCGTTGCCGGCACCTCAACCTTGCAGTTCGGGTAGCGGTTTTGCGCAAACTCAATCGCCTGCTGGAGCGATTCAGCCCGCACCAAATCCCGCATAGCACCTTGACCCGGCAACCAAATCTTCAGCTCGAACAGCTGCGCAGTTGCTGCACTGGTACGTGAGCGACCTTCACCGAGACGAAGCTCCGGGTCTTGCTGTTCCTGGAATGGCACTACTTCCATGACTGGGGGTACGCAGGTTCATCGACGCTATGAACAGCAGCGTCACAGTGAAAAGACTGAGCAACAGTTCTCGCCGCAGCGACAGCCCGCTCATATGTGACCCACGAGGATGCATCCTCCTTGGATCGGGTGAAACCAATTCCTTTACCAGAGTCGTAAATCGCCGTAACCCAGCGATCCTCGACCATGACGACATAGCGCGTCATTGCTCTCAAGTGACTACTGTGTAAGGTTACAGCCCCCGCCTAGTGTGCGTCGGTATATCACGAAACACAACTGAGTCTCATGCGTCAGTTTCTGACACTTTGCCTTCTTGCTTGGAGCGCATCCTTCCCTCAACCCGCCGCTTCACCGACTCTCGCCATGCAGCCTCATCAGCCGCCTGAGCCGCTTTGTAATCAGAAGCCGGCAAAGACTTTTCGAGCGCTGCGTAAACCATCTCCCGCAGCAACGCCGTAACTTTCTTGCCTTCCGCCACCGCAAGCTTTTCCGCCAACTTGTAACGATGCGGATCCAGAAGCAGCTGGCAGTAATACTTGTTCCCGTGGTTCAGCGGCATGTGCTGCGGTCTACTCTGCTACACAATAGCATACTGCGTCACAGTAGTCTCACCAGCGCACGTCGTCATCAACCCGCTTCCGCCACGCATTGGCCTGCGCCACCCGTGCCCCACCCCTCTGCTTGGCACACCCTTTTCGTACATCCCGCGCCCACTGCAAAAAAGCGGCAGCCCGCTGCAAATCTGCCGTTTTCGCCGCACGAATCTCTCGATTTAGCCATTCGAGCACCAGTTCCCGACCAGTCTTGGGCCGGCTCATGCCAGCCCGTCTTTTTTGAGGTCTTCAATCCGCCGAATACCGATCACCTTCTGATCCGGGCACATCCGCATCGCATACTCCCGCGCCGCGTAAGCATCGGGAGCTTCGAGATAGAGATTATGCGTGGGACCGTGGCGAGGCCACATGGTTACGCGGTATTCGGTCAAATCGCTCACTTGGCCTCTTGCCAGCTATCTCCGACCTTAGCTTCAGCAAGCGGCGGAATGTCACCTAACCAACGAGCTTCAGCTTCTTCCATGATTGTCTGCAACAGGAGCGCCCAAATTTCGGCATGTTCTTCTCTTACGAGCAGGATGATTTCGTCATGCACCACGCCGGCCAAACGCACCACGTCCTCCCCGTCTGCGTGGAGTAACGGCCACAATTTGCCGAGCGTAAGTTTGAGGACTGCAGCACCGGCACCTTGGATTGGGGTGTTGCAGCGGGTAGTGAGTTTGTTGTGTTCACCCGGTAAAAACCGCCGCAAGCCCGAGATGCGTATGCGGATAGATGGATTGTCCTTAGCCGCATTAGCAGCTGCAGCATTTTTGCGCTGCCATGCGGAGATGCCTTTATATGCAGCGTGGAACTTTTCCCGCACATCCGCCGCCTCATCAATATCCATCTGTACTCCGGTTGTTGCTGCATAATTTCTGAGCCCTTTTGCACCGCTTCCATATAACAATCCGAAGTTTGCCGATTTACTAATCTGGCGCATATCTTTCGTGACATCTTCTTCATTTACCCCGTAGATCTGTGTCGCTGTAATTGTATGCAGGTCCTTCCCCTGCTGGAACACCTCGGTCATTAAAGGATCCTGTGCTTCTGCCGCCGCCAGTCGCAACTCCATCTGCCCATAGTCCGCTACAACCAGTTTCCAACCAGTCGGAGCCTGCACCGCCAGACGAAAACGCGGATCACGCGGAATCTGCTGAAGGTTTGGCGAAATACAACTCATCCTTCCAGTATCAGCCCCAAGCTGCAAATAACTAGCGCGGATAAACCCATCATCCGAATAATTCTTCAGTAAAGTTTCCGCCATCTGCCGCCGCTTCTCAACTTTTTTCCACCGCAAATAATCCGCCACAACCTTGTGATCGCCAACGTATTCCTGGAGCGCAGAACGACTAGCACTTGGCTTGTTGTTCTTCATGTCCATAGGTGGCTCACCAAGCAAAGCGGTGAACTTTTTGAGCAGCTGCGCAGGACTATTGAGGTTAAAAACATTTGGGTCCGGCTTCTTACCTTTCGGCCCCGGCTTCGTCTGGTACAGCAACTTCCCGTCTAATCCCCGATGCAGCTTGTGTTCTGACGGAAGCGCCGCATCAAAGTCCTCAATAAATTTCTCGCCAACCTCCACGTTTTCGATGTCCAGGTCTTCAATTAGCTGCTCCAGCATCTTCTTATCAAACGGCAGCCCGGTACGCCACAGCTGCGCCATTGCCGGAAGCGCCTTGCACTCAAGCTCCCACGCTGGCATTAGCGCACCAGTCGCCATCCGCTTGGTGATTTGCTCCCACAGCTGGGTCAACACCACCACATCCTTGGCCGCATATTCAATCTGCTCCACACGCAGATCAGCCGACCAATCGCTCTTCTGCTCTTCCTTGGAAATGTCTTGGCCGAGGTAGCGGTGAACAACGTGCTGAAGCCCGTGCTTCAAATTCGGCAGCCCGTTCGTCAGGATCCGACTCGCCAGCATCGAGCAGTAAATCTTGCCTTCGGGGTAAATCTCGTGCTCCTGCAACCACCCAAGGTCAAACACCGCGTTGTGCGCCAGCCACTGGCGTGGGACAGTGCAGAACTCTTCGAGCGTGATCCAGTCCTCATCGCTGAAACTCCAGCAATCAAGAACCACCGGATCCTTTCCGAAAGTGGCCAACTGCAGAAGCCGCAGACCACCGAACTTCGGCTGGAGCCCGGTGGTCTCAACGTCAAACGCGACGAAACTTGCGTCATCGAGCGTGGAGAGATGCTCGATGCCTTGGAGGATTTTCATGCCTGGTAGGGCGTGTACCCTACTACTCTAGCAGGCTGTCAACCTCCCTAGCGGAGCAGAGCACCGCCGCCGCGAGTGTCCCACCCTCGGGAAACCCAAGCAAACACCGCGCCTTCCAATGTATGCAGTTTTTGCATGGCCCCCCATCCGGCTGGGGCTTGTACCCCTGCCGCAATCGCTCCAAGCGCAACTCCTCCCGCCCTGCCGGACTGGAGCGGTAACACTTCATGCACAGCACCGGGTTAGTCGTTTGCGCACCACAGCCTTGGCACGCTCTACTGCTGATTGTGATTGCCATTAGGAAAAATGAACACGTAAAAATCCAGGTAAGCGACGAAGTTTGTGCCTCCGGCAGTGCATAGCAGCACCTTCGGGCAGCTCTACTTCAACGGTGAAAACGGCGTGCCCACAGTTGGGACACTTTCTTTTGCGAAGAATCGACTCAGCCGTGTCTTGGCAAGTGCGATCCACATCAAGCCGCTCGTAATCGCAATTAGCGCAGCGCATCAGTCAACCCATTTCCATACGAGTCTTTTGCAAATACGCCAAGCGTGCTTTGGATCCACATCAAATTCATCAGCAAGTTTGCGGTAGGACCAGCCTTCCGCCTGCAACCGGCGCATTTTCTGTACCAGTTCGGGCGTCAGGATAGCGGCGAAGTTTTCCTCACCACGTTTGAAAGCGTGCTGTTTAAGCACATCTGGAACAGTAGTCAGTTGTTCCAATGCCGAATAACTCCTGCGCAAATGAAAATGTTAGTAGTCATGTAAGCCAGCAGGATGCAAAAGCGCACCAGTGCAACCTGATCAGCGACCCGATTGTGCTGGTGCGCCTTCTCACCCAACGCCTTGGCGACAATCCGCCACCAGTACCTCATCAGTCTTGGTACGGCTCCGTCGCCAAGGTGTTAATCAAGCGGTTCAGATACCAGCGACACTTCATCGCATCTTCCAGCGGATCCTTTTTCAGCCACATCCGACTGAGGTATTTGAGGCACTGCCACTGGAGCGATCCAACGCGAGCATCAGGCGCATGTTGCACCCAATCCTCCAGAACCTCAATTACCTCAATCTTCCCCGCCGTGTAATGCGAGGGATGGTCCACTGAATTACTCATCCTTTGGAAGCCTGAACAGCAGTGTCGCCGTGATAGCGACCAGTAACGGAGTAACTTTTGCCGGGCAGCATCGACATCCTGTGGAACACAATCTGTGCGATGCGCATACCCGGCCACAACGGAACAGCGTGCATGGATCTAGCGTTTTGTAGTTCCA